CTCCAACGAACTCATGTGTGCCTTCTACTATTGTACCCACATGGTCATTTACTTCTCCTAAAGTAAAATCAAGTAAGTTGTCATTATTTGGATTTCGTTCTACGTTAATAGGTAATTCATAAAATCCATTGTCATTCTTTTTTGCAGAGCTTTTTGTTTTGATAATTATTACATCATCTAAATTTAGATCATTATTAAAAACAACATTATAATTGTTTTTTACATTAGTTTGTAAAGTATAATCTACTCCTTCAAAAACTAATGTATTGTTTTTGTATACCCTAATCCATAAGTCTTCTAATAATGCACTATTATCATAAACATCAATTTCAAATCCAACAGTAGTATTGTCAAAAACATACTGTCTGATAACAGGTTGATCGCTATCTGCTTCTGCTTTTTGCCAACCATTAACTGTATCGTAATTTAGTCTGTCAGTATACTTCCGCAAATATGCTATATCAGAGTTTTTAGAAAATATCTGATTGTTTAGTGTATATGTAAAACTGTCAGATAATAAATTAAAATCAAATACAATATCTCCAACATTTTCTATGCTTCTATATGATAACGCTATTCCTAATTCTGTATCTGCTGATCCTGTACCTTCTTTATATGAAAATATCTTATTACCACCAAAATTAGAAGCAGGATATACATTTAGATCGCTATAACTATTTCCTTCATCGTCAAACAGGTCAAACAACGGGGGTTGATTAGTTTGAGTTTTATCTTGACATGCTACCCATGATGTACCATTGTAGTAAAAAAGTTTACCTTTATTGTTAACGCCATTTGATACAAGAACTACTTCATTTTCTAAAGGCTGGGTATCACCAACTTCTTTAAGGTAAATTTGTCGTTCCTGAACTAGCTCGCCGCCTACATTATGATTAATAAACTCTACTTCAAAAATTCTGCCATTTACTAAAATATCAGTATCTGCTGTAAACAGAATACGCATACCTTCCGCAATGTCTATACCGTCAACATTATATCCTGTACTGCCTTCTATGATAGAAAATACGTCTGTAGTATAGTCGTCGATAAGATCTACATCTTGTTTTGCTTTAGTGCCAAAATTAAATAATTTTAACTGAGATGCAAATTCTATAATAGGACGTTTTGCTCTAGCTGACTGATCAATTTCTACAGGTTGATTATTTTCAGATGCTGCTGTTTCTATAACAGATTTATGGAACCAGCGATTGTATCTACTCCATAAATTTCCGTCGTTTGCTGACCTGTTTATAATAAAATAATCCTTGTCTGTAGGATAACCGATAGCCCTACTATATGGTAATCTATCAAAACCCTCAGCATCAAATTCTAAAATTATATCATCCGTAAATGCAGAGGGAACATTTAAATCTTTTTCTGATATTAATCGAATAGCAGTGCCTACTCCTTCTACATAATAATCACCAGTAGCATACTTTGCAGGTTCTACATCTCCGATAAAATTAATTTTCATTCCATTAGAAAGAGAAAATCCATTAGATGTTTTATAAAATCTTTTACCTAATATTTCTTCATCGACATTTATAAACGTTGCTTCTTCAATATCTTTTACAATAATAGTTCCGGCAGCATCAATATCATTTGCTGCAACATAATAAATTGTGTCAGGAACATCGTCGCCTAGTATAAAGGTAGAAACACCTTTTTCTAAATTCTGTACATCGACACCGTTCTCAACAAGTATACTACTGCTGTCAAGGTCAAATCCACTTTCTAATGTCCTTTTTGTTTTTATTGTAAACGGAAGATTAGGAGTGTCTATTTCAAATTTATAAGTTTGTCCTCTATATAATGTAAGTGTAGGATTGTTAGTGCCCGGAAATGTTGAAAACAAATAAGTGTTATTGTCCTGGTTGTCCCCAATTTTTACTGTGATAGAACTTTCAACATCTATTGTATTTCCCTTAACACTAATTGATTGAGGACCACTTGGTAGCCAGTAGTATTCTCTAAAATTGATAAATTTATCCCAATCTATATGAGGTTCCCATGCATAATATTCTTGGCTGTTAATTACACTGTGATCAACGTTTTGATTGAAAAAACTTCTTAATTGATTTACGTAATCATTGTAATCTTTATAAAAAGTAACATTACCTAAATCATCCTTAATAATACTTGCAGGCTCTAGTTGATAGTTTTCTCTATCAGAAGAAACATCACCTACATAATTATCTTTAGGATTAAATGCTTTAGATGTTTTGCGACCAACGTATCCATTGATTTTTTCAACTACGCCAGGTTGTATTAATTGATCTAAGGTCGAACTTAAAAATTTAGTATTTGCCTGCGTTCTATAAAAGCGAGGTAAATGATTTTGACTTTTTCTTTTACTATTCCCGTTAACAGGTAGAGCTGATTCGTTTTGATCGTTTTCGAAAGCCATTTTTAGCTATTACCTCCTGATTGGATGCCAACATACGGTGTGGCCGAAGTTGTAACTATACTTCCATCTGCTTTAAGTCTAGATGCAGTTACTCCATCAATTATATCTATATCATCTACAGTTGCACCACTTATAAAAATTTCATCTGCTTCTGATTTTACTTCAAATAAACTACCAAAACTTTGAGTGCTCTGATTAGGTACAACAACAAAGGTAACCAAGTCAGGGGTCAATTCTTGCATAACATATGCACTAAGTTCTGAAAAGTAAAAAGTTTCTCCAAATTCCCAATTTTCTAAAGCAAAAAATTGATTTACTGCTGTAATTACTCTAGATTTAAGATCATTATCATTAATAACCTGATCAGGATTTTTTACAATTTTAAATTTTGCTTGCAAGTCTGTAGGTGCCTTATCGCCAAATAATATTTTATACTTAACTGGATGATAAATCACTTCGTCACTAAGTGATTTTATTTTATTGATATTAATACCATAATTTAAGTAAAGCTCATCTGAACTAGGTGGCAACGGAGTACTAGAAGTAGTACCTTCTAAATATTGTCTAAAATTTGTATCATAATTTCTTGTTAACAAATAAGTGTCAATTATGTTACTAACACTAGGATCTATTCTAGTGTTTGCATCAGCAGCATGCACGTACTGGAATTTTAATCCGTCTCTACCTAATCTTGCTTTGTAATCCTGTACAATAGTAAGTGTTCCTGCGGCTTTGTTTAATCTTTCTATTACATTTGTTTCTATATAATAAAATAGCTGTGCATCTTCGTATGCTGTTAACGACCCGATACTGTCTTTGCTTTCCAATACAATTATACCTAAATCACTTTGTGAGATATAATTGTAATCTTCTACTGCATCAGAAGTTGTTTTTTTCTCTAAGAAAACATACTTGGTTAATGGGTTTGTTGTTTCATCTATAATAACATCAAAAATATCAGGATCATCTACTACTCCGTCATCGTCAGAATCAAAGAAACTAACCTGAATTTTTTTACTGTTAACATATCCTTCTGCGTCTCTGTATTCCTCTACAATTTCCCAAGGATAATCTATAGAAAATGCTTCAGCTGAGTCAGGTTGTTTGTTGATATTAAGTATATTAATTTTATCCTTAATAATTTCTCCTGATCTATTATCATATATTTTGTCGCTGCCGTCGTAGTAGAATCTTATTTCTTTATCGCTTTCAAAAACATATCTACTTGCTCTATATGTGATAGTATACTTTTCGCCATCTGTTTCAAACAACAATAACCAACTAGAGTCTAATTGTTGGTTAGTATTATCCCCTGTCTTACCAATACTAAAATCACCGTTTATATCTAAGTTGTTATTTGTGATAATTCTCCATTCGCCTACATTTGTATCAAAACGTAACCCAAATGTTTTGTAAACAAATGCTTGGTCAATAATTTGTGTTTGCACAGTTGTTTCTAGTGTGGTTGCAAGTCTAGGAATAACCTGTACAAGTTTACTCCCTGTAGGGATAATATCATTAAACACCACTGGTCCGTTGCCGTCATCTCTTAGTACTGTTCCGTCTCCGCCTACCGTAATAACCTTTGTCCATAGATAAGATTTTCCGCCAGGTGGTATTTTTCCATCTGCTGGTATATCTTCCATCATGTTATTATTTGTTGTATCGTAGTATTTTCCTTCAGATGGTAAAAATTTAAGCATGGAACTTGTTCTCACAAGTTTAAGTGTACTTGCTGTAAATGTTCCAAGTTTACTAATTACACCAGATGCATTAGTAAAATATCCTGTAGATAAATTAGTATCTGTTACTACATTTGTCCAGGTATTATTTAGGTCTCCTAGTAAAATTTTAGGAAAACTATTATAATAAAAATTCTTTACTTTTTTATCAGATAAAATTGGATTAATCACATTAACAATAGCTGCTTCGACATCTGTTCTAGTTGCAAAACTAAACGTTTGTTTAGGATTTAAAAATTCTTTGTAAATTATTCCATCGTCTGCAAATAAGTTTGTTTTAGAATATTTTCCTGTAGCATCTGTAAGATCAAAATATCTACTTATTCCGCTTGCTGTCCGATTAACACTTTTTACTTTAACTATTTCTTGGCTTATGCCTAATGGGCCAATTTGGTAATCTTCAGCTGTTACCATTCTATTTTGAGTATAGTATGTAGCAGGAGCATTTGCTTTAATGCTTGCATTGCTTTCACTTACAGTGCTATTATCGACTGTATATTTTAAACTAAAAGTAATTGTAAGGCTTTCGGATTTACCAGTGCGGCTAACGTAAGGAATTCTTACACTAACACCTTTCATATCACTTGGATCTATTACAATTCTTCTATTTTTACTAGTTCTATAGTACACTTTAAAATTACCTTGAGGCAGTGTACCAAATGTACCGTCACTAAAGATTAAACTAACCCTGTCATTTGCTCTAGTTAACACACTATAGATATTTCTTATGTTTTTACTTAAACTATTGTAGATAACATTGTTTCCTTCTACAGCATCAACTTTGTTCCAAAGCTCTTCTTCATTTCCAAAATTATCTAACTTGTAAAGCCAAATATCTGAGTTATTAATGTTAACTGCATCTATAGCAACTACTTGATTAGTACTAGGACTAGAAATATTAAATGTACCTTGGTCTATAGTTCCTTGGCGGAAATGACAGAAAAATCCAGTATTGGAACTAGCGGCGCCTCTGCCATCATCTCTCTGTAGGAAGGCAAAGTTATTGCCAGGAAATGGTGCTTCTTCTTCTATTGCGCCGTCAACAACGTCTGTACTTACAACTTCAAATCTTGTTGTTACACCGTCAATAGTTTTGTTAAATCCGTATACAGGAACATCGCTATTTGTACTGTTAAATCTATATTGATATGTAGGTACTCCGTTTACATTATCTGTTTTTATAGGACGTCCAATCGTGTTATTAACTGGCAATGAAGCATTCATTACTTTAATAAATTGTTCAAACCAATTAGAATTTGCCGGGTCGTTCCATAGTATAGTTTGATTTGCAAGATTAAGATTATTACTGTCCCTAACTTCTTCAGAGGTACTAACACTTTCCATCTTTAATAATCCATTAGCTGCTTGATTACGCTTTGGATTATAAGATAGCATCCTTGCTAGGCGGAGAACACTTTCTCTACGCTCTGCAAGTTCTAAATAGTTTTCTCTAGAATTAAGTTCTGTACGGAAGGCTAAATTCTGACCTAAAAACGCTATCAAATCTATTAATGCAAGATATTCTGAACTTTCAATATAATCATTAAAATCTTCTGGATAATTTTGACGCAGATAATTTATCATAGTTCTGCGTAGATTGTCAAAATCGTAAGATTTGAAATCTGCGTTTCTGTATGACTGATAAATTCTTTTCCAATCTTCAGCTACAAGTAATCTATTTTGTCTGTCTGTTGATGACATGTGCAACTTCCTTTTCCGTACACAGTATTTATTGAAATTGATAAACTGCGTATTTAATTATATAGAGGCAAACCCATTATTTTCATCAAATGTTAGACGCATACTTTCAGAAATATTATACGGTAAAAAAGTAAGTGTAGTGTCTATTAAAATACCACTTTCAAACTGATCAACAATAATTTTGTCTACCTTTACTCTAGGATCACTGTTTACAATTTGTGTAACATTTTGTACAATAGCATCTTTTAAATTATCTGTAAGTGGGTCAAAAAGTACGTCCCAAATAATAGTACCAAACTCGGGGTTTGATAATAACTCTCCTTGACGTACATGGAAGTTATTAATTATGTCCTGTTTTATGAGTGCTAAATCATACAAAACGTAACTTGTCGCTTCAGGATCAACTGTACTGAATCCTCTATAGGTTTTAGCGCCAATACCATAATCAGGTTTGACGTTTGGACTAACTGTTATCTCTTTGTATATTTTCTTTTCTTGCGAACTCATACTATATTTAACCTCTTAATCCGTCATCTGGTCCACTTGTTACAGTGGCTTTGTCAGGATTTTTTGTTGTAGAAGAACTAGTACTTGGAGTGGAACTGCCACTTTCGCCGTTTTGTTGTTCTGTTTCCATAGGCGGACATTGCTCAAATGTATCTGGAACATTTTGCTGCCCAGCGTCTGTGGGAGTTTCTTTTGCTGTAGTTCCAATTAACTCGCCTTCTTTATTGACAGGAGGCGCTGTTGTTTCTGGTATATTATCCGTTTCTGTTAGTTCCGGAGTATGAGCTGCTGGGTTTAAGTTTTCAGAACCTTGCCATCCTCCTCCTTCAGGAACACGAGTAGGACTTGGTGCAGCACCAGCCCCTTGTGCTGTAGGACCATTAAAGTGTACTGGATCTGAAGTGACAAATACTCCGCTTGCAGTTATATTTGTAGATCCTCCAGTGGTTATTTTTCCGTTGGCGGCTACTTTTAAGTTAAAGTCTGCTCCGCTTTCTTGCATTATGTTAGTACCCGACTTCATGTTTATAGCACTGCCGGCTTCCATAGTAATATTTCTATCTGCTTTTAAATTAATATCTGTCATAGAATGTATACTTACGCTATCTTTTGAAAAAATATCTATTTTACCGTTAGAAGTAAATTCTATGTAAGTACCATTTGCATGTTGTATATAAATTAGGTCTTCCGAATTATGGAGCAGTACCTGATGTCCTGTTCTTGTTCTTAAACGTATAAGTTCGTTTGCAGGATATTCTGACAATCCTCCTTGATCTAAACTTGCATATGCACTAGGTCCTTCATTTGGTTTACTAGTACGGAATAGATTAGGATCGCCATCATCCATTACAAAAGTGCTTCCTCCTAACCTATTAAAAGGTACTTGTATTTGTCCTGATTCGTCTCCATACGAAGTTCTTGGTGCGCCATCCCTTCTGTCTGCAGGGCCAGGAGTACTCAATCCAAAAACCATACTCGGAGTTTCACGTCTAGCACTAGAACTTGTGTGACCTCTAACCGTATCTCCCATTAGCCCGGATCTTTCTAAGGCTGCACATGCCTCTGCATCACAGGGTTTAATAAATTGAGTAGGGTTGTTTTTTTCTCCGGTCTCTGTTCTTTTGTTATACTCAACAACAGGCCTAGGCTCTCCAGGGTTTTCATCATTAAAACCTGTACTAGCTCTACCAGGAGTCATAAAGTTCATATATTGGTCTTGTACACATCCTATCCAAAAACCTTTACCCCTATTACCTTCTGCAAAGATTACTAATACCGTTGTGTCAACATCTGGTGGGACTGCCCAAAAACCATAACTGTTTTGACTGTGCTGACTGCCTTCGTTTTCGCTTACGCCTTTAAAAGGAGTTATTCCGTAAAACGGACTAAGGTAACTAACTGTTACAGTTTGTCCAGTTGCTTCTGTAGAGTTACCTTCTTGATTGTGCCTAAGTAATTCTACTTCTAACTGTCCCATATATTCGCCGTCAAGATGATTTTTTACTTTGGCTAAAAACGGTCCAGAACCTTCAATCTTTTCTACTGATTCATCTGATTTTCTTGTTTCAGTTGCCATAGATTATTCCTTATCCAAACTCGCCGCTGCGTCTAAAACCAAAACCGTTATTATCATTTGTAGTGTCAAACTCGCCGCCTTGAGCATTTCCAAATCCATT